CTGAAACACCCTGTGCGTAGGAACAACCGCCCCATCGCCCCAAGCCTCTCGTGCTTTTTGAAAATTGAAATCTGTGCTCATGATGCGTACCCATCCGTTATGACTTTGTTCTTTGCTTCTTCCAGCGCACCGATCAGCATGAGCCGGTCTGGGACTGTGGACACTTTGATCTTGAACTGGCCCCGGTCTTTCCAGAAGCACAGCACGATCACGCTGTCTGGCGCTTCATCAGCGGCCTCGTCGAGCACCGCCTTGGCTTGCACCTTGTGGTGGTCAGGTATGGTTAGGGTTTTGAGTTTGCTCATGTGTTCTTCTCCTTGAGTTTGGCTTCGATGGCTTTGGCAAACTTGTAGCTGTCGGTGTCTCCACAATCATTCAGCAGTTCAAGTTCCTCATCCGTCAACCCAACCCATTCACGCTGTGACAGGGCGCAATGATGCGTTCCCTCTCTTGTGCTGCGAATGTAGGGGCATGGCTGTGGTTGTGGGGTGGTGTAGAGAGGAATTTTTGGTAAGTTAACTACTGTTGGCGTGTCCCACTTCGTATATTTAGCCCATTCAAGTTTGCGTTGTTCAACATTGATATACGCCACCGGCTCCTGCTTCTCAGCCTGCTCTATGGCTTGGCGTAGGACGGTGACGGCGGGGTCGCACAGGTCATGCGCTTCCAAAACATGGTGCAGCGGCGGGTCAATGTCCCATGCGCTAAGTTCTTCTGCCAGCGCCTTCTTGCATTTCTCCAACGCCTCCAGCGCCTGTTTCATGGCGGTGATGCTCATTTGCACTTCTCCTTCTTGTCGTCGCACTTACCAGAAACATGCCCCGGAACAATGACAGGCGCAGGTCGCGCTGGCTCTTGATGAGGTGTTACCCTGGCAGGAGCAGGCCGAGGTGCAATGCGAACCGGGGCAGGCCGAGGAGCCACCACAACGGCAGACAAAATAATTGCTTCGATCATCGCTTCATCCCCCTGACAAAGCAGGCAAAGCTGTCCACCGTGGACTGGCCGAACGCGCCCTTGAACCGCTCGATGGCGCGGGCCACCTCCTCTAGCACATCGTTGCGGTAGCACATGATGTCGTCGTCTTCGGCATCTGCAATCTGCCGCTTGCGCCAGCCCTGCGCCTTCTCGATCTGCTCGAAGGCTTCGTCTTCATCTGTTCTCATCTCGCACCTCCCAGGCTACGCACCCACGCAGGCTCGGGCTCTTTGACGACAGGCGGGGTCATCTTCTCGCTCGGCGGTGTCCAGCCGTACTTGCGCCACGTTGCTTGCACGTCAGCGCCCGATGTCCACTTGTACTCAGGATGCCCGACAGGTATCCAGGGTTTGGTTAGTTTTGCGTTGTTCATTGCTTGTCTCCTATTAACCAAAGATCTTCTTCAGCTCGTCGTACAGCTTGCGTGCTTCCACAATACTCATGTTGTTGAGCACTGATTCAGCGGTGGGCAAGTTGGGTAGCACCGGGGTAGGGGCGGGCTGTAGAGCTGCAATGCCTTGGGCTGGTTCCACCACCTGCGGTTCTTGCAGGGCCAGCTTTGCTGCCTTGCGCTCGGCTCGCTCTGCTGCCTTCTTGCGCTTGGCTATGTTCGCAGCTCTTGCCTCACGTGCTTTCTCCAATGCGGCCAGGGCACGTGCACGCTTGTGCTTGGGTGAGTTCTTCATAGCTTTGGCATAGGCGGCGTTGAGTGCTGTGTACTCATCGACTGTCGCTGCTAATTTGCCCTCGTCATCACGCACCACCATACCTGCTCTGATGAACTGTGAGATAGCCCCCATCGTTGATCCAGTGTTGAACCCCTGTTCTTTATTCAGCGTGTGTCCTGTCTCCTGTCCTGTGTATTTGCCTGGGTTGTCTTTGATGAAGGTAAATACGGTCTTGACTAAAGCGCCGTGCTCTCGTTTAGCTGTTGTTGCTTCTATTGCTTTCTCCTGTTGTGGTTGACGAATCTCTTGCTCTTGCTCTTGCTTATCCCAGTCACTGACGATTGCGTGTAGCTGGGCGGGTTTGTTGTGGATTGCATTGATCAATGCGGTTTGTAGGTCTGGCATGGTTGTTTCCTTACTGATTGTTGTAGATGGCGTCTGTGATGGATGAGGTGAAGTTGTCGATGCTTTGCGCTATCGTCTGTGCCTGCACAGTCATAGCGGCAGTTCTGAAGTCAGCGTTCATGATGCTTGCCAGTGCAACGACATCAGCCGCCGTGTAGTCCAGCTCCGAGTCAGCAAGCAGATGACGAGCCTTGCTGAAGAACATTTTTGTGGTATCCATGGATTGCAGGGACAGTAAATCCCAATCCGCAGTGATTGTGTGTTTTCCCATTGTGGGTTTCTCCTAAAAATGATGGGCCTCACAGGTTAAGTGAAGCTCGTAAAGTTGTCAAGCGTTAGACTTTGGTTTGCATTTTGTATCTCTTAGGCCTCCTTATAAACTTGGTCAAACATACAGCACAGGACTGTGTCGGGGTCATAGGTCTTGCAGTTATCCAGCGCCTCGGCCAGGACGTGGCCGTCTAGCTTGCGCCGGTCGATGAACATCTCCGCCATCTCGGGGTCCTCGGGGTAAACGGTCTCGGCCAGTAGCTCCACAAGCCATTGCTTGTTACCGGCCATCGCGTCATAGATTGCGTCACGCAAACCCTCCAGTTCCCACGCCTCGTCGTCATCGTCGAGCAGCCAGTGATTGCCGGAAAGAGAGCTGACACTGGTTGCTTTGCCCCACGCCCCCCACGTGTCCCATTTGTTCTCTATCTCAGTCGGGTCGCGGTCGGTGGGTAGTCCGTCCCAGTCGATGTTGACGACCCGCTCGGCCAAGGCCAGGAAGTGCACGATGTCAAGAGACTCCCGGTCGCTGTGCTCGTGGGCATAACCCACGCTGATGTTGGTGCACTCAGGAATAACATCGATGAACTCTGCCGTATCTGTATACACACCCGTATCGTCTGGCAGATACATGAGCCTATCATCCTGATTCAAGGAGTCCGCTAAAGCCTGGGCAAACAAGTCAGATGCGGTACGCCCCCACCCCTGGTGCGTGATGACGCTGTCGATACCCCGCCGGTCAAACGCAATAGCCCGGTCGAACTGGGAGAGAAGCGTAGTGTCACGCGCCACATGCCTAGCACCGATACCGCCGCACTCCTCGCCTTGGGTAAATAGGTAGTATGCGGACACGCCGCTGTGAAGCAAGTGCATCAGCATCGCACAGCCAGCGCCATCATCTGCACCAAGCGGCGCACCCTCGGCATACCAATGCGTGTTGGTCTTCCTGATCTTGTTGGGGCCAGCCTTCTTGTGGACTGTGTCAACGTGTGCAGTAAACAGCGTGCGGTTCTCCGGGGTGGTGCGGGTGTCGATGTGCAGGTTGCCTACCTCATCTCGGTGCACCTTGGCGTGTGCTGGTGCGTTCTCTTGCAGCCAGTCGGTCATGCGTCTAGTCCCCTCGCTATTGTGTGGGCGCATCATGGAGAGTGCGCGGGCTAGGGTCTTGTGCAGGATAGAGTTCTTGTTCATGGATGTTTCTCCTGTAGTGTTGGTCATTCATTGTCCTGAGATTCAGGTGCATGGTCGGGGTGATACCACTCGCCACCAACTTCTACATGGTCAACGGCATCGGTATACCAGTCGCCGGACTCGGCGCACAGCCAGCAGTCCTCCTTTAGCTCATACTGCTCGGTGTCTGCGGCGTAGCATATCTCGTCTGAGTCACTGGGGTACCACGCATCGGCTGACTCGATGAAGGTAGCGTTGTCACTGTGCGTGTACTCGCCATCCTCAAGCTCGACGATGCTGTTGTCGTCAAGGTAGTCCTCGTCGTAGTACTCGCCGTCAGCCCCAATGATGTAGTCGTTGTGCACATAGTACTGATACCCACGGCGGCCATACACATAGGTGTAGTTGTCGATGCAGTTGTCGCACACCGTCGTGTCCTCGCCACGACCGACACAGTACTGATCGTCCTCGTCGTAGATAGAAGCACCGCAGTCCTCGCAGGTGCACAAGGGAGCGCCCGCCCTGCCGTCTGTGTTGTCACAGCAGTACTCGCCGTTGGCTGATATGGTCAGGTATTGGTCGTTGTAGATGTCGACGTGCCGCTCGTCGCCGTCAATGTACGGAGCGAGGAACTCGTTGGCGTTTATCTTGTAGTGCATCAGCTTGGCATCTTCTGGCCACCCGCTACGCTTCTCGATGCCCAGGTTCTTGAGGTACGCCTCGATAGCCTCGTCAACACCTGAGTGCGAACGCTGGTCAGGGCTGCGCTTGTACGAACGCACGAAGCACTTGTACCCCGAGTCGGGGTCGGTGTAGACAAGACAGCGACCGAGTATCTTGCCGTCTTGTACACGCACCGCCATAGACCAGCCAAGTGATGGGTCATACACAGCGTAGGGGTGACGCTGCTCGCCATCATCACAGCGGATGTTGAAGTGCCTAGTCATGCAAGAACTGGGGCCGTTCATCACAGCCTCGACCATGTTGGGCAGGTCGTCAACGATCTCGATACCGCCCGAGTAGGTATGCCGAGCAACGATGTCACGCAACTCATGGTCAGGCATGGCCTGGAAGTGACGGCGCAGATACTTGCCCAGGGTAGTGATGGTCTGGCGATCTGCCTCGCCCTTGCGTTCGTTCTCCGTGTACGCTACCCGGTTGGGGTCGGTGACAGACTTGTGCGGCCACTCCAAGAGCAGCTGATGCCAGTCATCGGGGCGGTAGGTCAGGAACGAGTCATGCACAGCGGGATGCAGGTGGTGCTTGTCGTACTCACGCTTGAACCAGGGGCGTCCGGCGTAGCGTTGCTCGGTCACGATATAACCGTCTTTGTTACGGACATACTCGTAGTTGTCACCCGCCACGATGCGGGCGGCCTGCATGAACATATCGGTGAACATTTGTGCTTGTTGCACGTTGCAGTGTTTACACATTTTTAGTTTCTCCTATGGTTGAAAAAGTGGGGTGAGTGTTCACCCCGGTTGCACACTCACACATTCATCTCACGATTACGCACGTCACGCATATGCGCCTTGTAGAACCTGACGAACAGGTCATCAAAGGCAGAGAGAAGTTTCTCTCTGTTACTCAGGTCGGCGACATAGAACGCTCGGGCAATATGCCCGGCGAAGCTACCGCCCTCGCTCTCCATCTTGCGTGCTGCTGATAACAGCATATCGTGGTCTAGTTGCATTGCTTTCATTTGTGTAACTCCGCGAAGTTGTCCCTGACCCAAGTCACCAGCAGGTGAGCATCGAGCGCGGCATCTTTGACCGCTTCAAAATACTCGGGCTGATGGTCGGCAGGGTTGTCCATGTAGTTGTTCAGGTCGTTGGCGATTGCCATCGTCAGGTCGTGCAGGTGACGCAGTGCGTCGTTGATGTTGTCGGGTCTTTTCATTTGCTTTCTCCTTCCACTTTATTCAGCGCTTCCACAATTGTTACCGCTTCCCACTGAAACAGGCATGGCAGAGTTATTTCCTCATCACCACGCCCAACCACATAGGTAGGCCCAGCCCCCTCCTCATCGGTTCTTGCGTACCAATAACTAGCTTTCATCTCCATACTCCTACATCTAACATCAACACAATCAGTGCTACGAGTAGCACCACCCGAATTACTTTCTCCTCTGTTGTTAACATTGCGTTCATCCTTTAATTGCGGCGAGCTTGGTGCGCTCTAGTGTGCGGCTCACGAGCAGCATCGACCGGTCAGGGTACAGATACAGCGCATCGGTTTGAAACCCAGAGGGTTGGCGTTGCTCGGCAAGCAAGCGCCCCGTTGGGAAGTGGTAGGCACGAGCGTTGCGTCTGTTGTTCTGCCACAGCACACCCCTGCCTATGTTGAACCCATGCTTGGCTATCGTTGTGCACAACCACTTGACGTGGTGTGCGGTGCTCTCAGATTTCTTCATTTGCTTTCTCCTTATATGCTTGCTTGTACCCAGCACGCCATGCGGCGCACCACACCTCGAACATACGCCCTCGGAAGGGGAAGTCCGACACCTTGTACTCATCGAACGTGTCCTTACACCATGCGCGGTATGCGCGTTTTATCTCAGTCATTTCTTCTTCCCTTCAAAAAAGCCAAGCCATTGCGTGCCATCCACCTGGGGTTGGTAGAAGTTGATCTCGTATTCAGCATCGTAGGGGAGTGGGACTAAGAACAGGTTATACCCGTGCCCCTCTGCCTCCATCAGTTTGATTAACTCGGGTAGTGTGCGTGTGTCCGTTGTCTGCGCCCAGGTGAACACAGATGCGGCGAAGAAGTGTGTGTTCGCCTGGATGTGTTGCTTGGCGTTGTAGCCTGTCATTTGTGGTTTCATTTACTTTCTCCTTTGGTTTGCTCACACAGTTCATCGAGCGTGAAGTACACGTTCTCGATCTTGCCCTTCACATCGTTGCGTTTGCTCAAGCTGTCGAGGTTGTCCAACGCATAGCGCAACTGCGCCCTCATGTGATCCAACTCGATGTGCCACTCGTGCTCTTGTCCTTCAGTCATTTGCTTTCTCCTTCTAACACTTTGTTGATCGGATGGAACTCAGCGTCCCAGATAGCGAGCACGCCTTTGCTGTCGCCCTCGATGTCGAACGCCCAGTTGGTAGACTCCTCGTCCTCGTCGTCGTAGCACGCCCTCACCTCGTAGTACGTACCGAAGTCATGCGCGTGTCCCTTGATGGTCAGATACCCACGCTCCGGCTCGCCGTAGTGCTTGATGATTTGCTTGGCGAACATCTCACACTCGCGCCTGGCACGCTTGGCATAGCCCTCGCTACCTACCTGTGCACAGTCCTCGTCATGGGGCGTAGCCCCGATCTCTACATACTCTCTCATTTGCTTTCTCCAGTTTCAGATGCCGCCCTGTCAAGGTAGGCTCGGCTGTGCGGGCGGCGTAGCACAGCAAAGCCAGAGAGAATTTCTCTCTCATTCAAACTCGGGTTAACTTTCACCCAACTCCTCATCGTCCTCCCCCACACCCTTCTTCTTGGGCACGATGTCCCGCCATGTCTTGGGTACGGGTGAGGTGCGGGGTAGGCTGTCCAGTTTGTACTGGGCAAGTTGCATTTCCTTTATCAGTTTGCCAAGGCGTGCCTTCTCATCGGGGTCAGTCGTCACCTCGTACTCACGCTCGGCTGTGCCCTGCTCGGCGCATAGCCTGCCCACCACTAGCTTCTTGGCTCGGTCGTGTTCGCGTGGGGATATGCTCCGCTCGAACGGCGTCTTGCGTTTGCCCCTGGCTGGGTTGGGTAGGTCGTTGAACAGTTGCTCGACTCGCTTACGCTCGGCATCCTTGACGTAGTCCGTCCAATGGTTGCCCAACCCTGGGGTTGGCATCTTGCCTGCCTTGCGTAGCATCTCGGCAAACTGCAAGGGTGTCTGCTCGTCTGCCTTTTGCACCCTGCGTAGCTTCTCGATTACACCCGCCAGGACGGTGTCGTATGCGGCAAGCGCCTCGTACTTGAGGCGATACCCTGAGAACCCGTTGTTCGCCTCGGATGCGGCGCTTGCCTGCGATTTCATGGTGCGTACCCTGGCCAGCTCACTGCGAGCGGCAAAGAGCAGGTCGTCCCACGCCTGATGTATCGCTGAGGTTTTCAGCTTGGCCCTGCGTTGTTGCTCTTTGAAATCTCGCACACGATTCACGGCATCAGCCACGAGGGGCGCCGGTAGCTTAAGCACCTCGGTCAGATGGGTGTGCAACTTGGCCTCGCTCATGGTGAGCCAATGCGGTTTTATGTCTGAGGTCATAGTGTTAACTCCTTAAAATTATTATTGTCGCAGGTCTGTCCTGTCGTGTCCACAACTTTTAACATATTAACGCCGCAGTACGGACAGCCTGGAGCCCGCATGGATACTAGGTTTACGCTGAAATTGTCCGGACATCTACCTCTTGCAGAAACAGCACATCTCATAGTATTACGTTTATATATGTGTTGTGCATCTGTCTCTACTTATTAAAGTAATTATCTATCTTTAATAATATTATTTATATATAGATGTCTGGACAAAAAGAACGCATCGCCAATATCCATGCGGGTTTGCGGCTGTCCGTGGATACGCATTAACGTGTTAAGTATTGAGGTCGGTCTGGACAGCGTCAAATTAGTGACCATTGGGTCAGTTGCGCCTTGCGTTGGAGGTAGGCCTCGGCTGAGGCGAAGTGTTCGCCTTGCTTGCCGCCGATGTGGTAGAGGTTGATGAACCAGTAGGACTGGTCACGCTTGCCCCTGGGGTAGTAAGCCATTGCGTAGTAGCGGATGCCGTCTACGCCGACAAAGCTGGAGTCGATGGGTTCGAGAGTGGGGATGGAAAGATTACGCATGGTGTGCTCCTGAAGTGTGAATGAAACGGAACGAAGTGGGGTGAAAGTTAACCCGAGTTGGTTTGACATGGAGTGAAACAGCGGCCAGGACTCGCCCGGCCGCCTTGCGAGAAAAATCACTTGGCAACAGCACGCAGGATGCTGACTGCCTCGGCCACGTTGCCGAACAGCTTGAGATAGGCTTGCGCCGCCTTACGCAACTCGGGGCTGATGCGGTTGTGCTTCTCGGCTTTCTTGGCCGCCCGAACCTCACGCACACCGGTCGCAACGTCAACCAGATACTTCACTCGGTTGTACTCGGGTGAATCCTTCTTGAACGTGAGAGCGCCGCCTCGCTGACTCGGGTGAGGTTTCACCCCAGATGCCTCGGCCACATAGATGGTTGCGTACACCCGAACGTCAGCACCTACGATGCCTGCCTCGGCAAGGGTTGTAGCGTAGTCCTCGGCCTCGATAGCCTTGAACACTTTGCTTGCCTTGCCGTAGGCGACAGCGTTGACGTTGATGAATTGCTTGATGATGCTCATGGAAGTTTCTCCTTGATGTGAGCGTTGATGCAGTTGGGAACCTCTCTCAACCGCTGACTCTATTTTACCTTGAGGGGGTAGCCCTAACGTACTCACTCTGCCGTCAGAGCAGGCGAAACTGAATACTTTGCCGCTACTCAAACCCCACCCTACCCCCACCCCCCGTAATTGACGTGGCCATGACGACCAGCCATGAACACTGTTTTGCACCCGCTCCCACTATTCTGTAATACTTTCTGTCTACCCAAAATTTTTCTAAAAATTTCAAAAACACCCTTGTCTAATGTTAGACTGCACCTGCTCGGGCTGAAACGGGTTAGCGCCGTGGCCACTTTTACGAGTGTTGTTCAAACCAACGCTGCTTCATGCGAGCAGCCCGGGCACCAATAAAAAAACCCCCGACATTGCTGCCGGGGGTTGGAACGGGGGGAGTCAACCCACCAAGAGGAGAAAGCAAAGGGCAACTGCTAGACTTGCACCGATGCAGGAACTAAGTGTACACTGCACGCACCGGGACCGCAACCCGCATCCGTTTAAGGACAAATGCTCGAACACCTGCTTGACTTCCAGCCTGAAGTTACATCCAGTACCGAGGCACCGCCCCCGGTAGAAAAAACTACGCCTATACAGGCGCTGGACGGGAAGATTAATACTTCCGACTGGCTCAAATCCATGGGGGCACCAGACACCGAGGCTGTTGTATCCGAGCTAGAAAAGACCCAGGCCCGTGAAACATTCACGGCGCTGACCACCAACGCCCCAACCGCAGACGCACACGCCATGGTTTCCAAGCTGGAGACCCCGCAAGCTGTACGGCACCTGACAAGTATGCTCACTGCATACGACTGGGAATTTATACAGCAAGCAAAAGAGCTGCGCGGCTACGCCGTGGCCAAGATTCTGGAGGAGTGCGAGCACCCCACCGCCTCAATCCGGCTAAAAGCCCTGGCGCTCCTGGGTAAGGTGACGGAGGTTGGGCTGTTCACCGAGAAGATAGAGGTCAAGAAGACGGATATGACCGAGGACGAGGTCGACCGCAAGCTAAAAGAGAAGCTCGCCAAGTTCATGGACGTAACGGATGTGCAGCCGATCGAAGACATTGACGTGATTGATGTCGTGGCCACCCCCGCCCCACCGGAAGACGAACCGGAACAGCCCAGTGAGTGAGAAGATCCTGACCCCCGAAGAGGCCACAGCCCTCTACCGCAGACTACCCACCATGGGTAAAGTGGAGAAATTGGAGACTTTGGACCTGTTGGACAAGCAAGAACACTGGCGGGAGCTGAGAAAGAAGCGCCAGGACCCCATCGAGTTTGCAAAACACGTCTATCCGGGGTTCAAGATCGGGCCGCACCACAGGAAACTGGCCAAAATCTTCCAGGAAGTGATCTCCGGCCAGAAAAAACGCGTGATTATCAACATCGCGCCACGTATGGGTAAGTCGGAGTTCTCCTCCTACCTGTTCCCAGCGTTCTTTCTAGGTAATTACCCTGATAAGAAGATCATCATGGGTACGCATACGGCAGGTTTGTCGGAGGACTTTGGCCGTAGGGTGCGGAACTTGATCGACTCGGAGGAGTACCGTGAGCTTTTTCCAAACACGCTGGTGGCAGACGACCAAAAAGCTGCTGGAAAGTGGTCCACTTCGACCGGCGGGCAATATTATGCTGCTGGTGTGGGTGGTGCTTTGGCTGGCCGTGGCGCTGACCTCTTTGTAGTTGACGATCCTCATTCTGAGCAGGACGTAAAGGCGAACTCTCGTCTCGCGTTCGATACCGCATGGAGCTGGTTCCAGACTGGACCCTTGCAGCGTCTGATGCCGGGCGGGGCGATCATCATTATTATGACCCGCTGGGGGAAGTTGGACCTGACCGGGCGCCTGCTCGACTATCAAACGCGAAACCCGGAGTCTTTGCCCTGGGAGATCGTGGAGCTACCGGCCATCCTGCACGAGGGCACGGACAAGGAGAAGTCCTTGTGGCCAGAGCAGTGGCCTCTGGAAGCGCTGAAGGCAACCAAGGCCAGTATCGACCCACAGTACTGGAACGCCCAGTACATGCAGCAGCCCACCTCGAACAATGCGGCCATCATCAGCCGGAAATTGTGGCGGATCTGGGAGCCGGAAGAGCCGCCCGAGTGCGACTACGTCATACAGTCCTGGGACACGGCGTTCGAGACCAAGAACAACTCGGACTACTCCGCGTGTACGACATGGGGCGTCTTCTACAACGAGGAAGAGAACGACAGGGCGCAGATCATCCTGCTGGATGCGTTCAAAGACCGCATGGCGTTCCCGGAGCTAAAGCAAATTGCGCTCAAACACTACAAGGAGTGGGAGCCGGACGCGTTCATCGTTGAAAAGAAGGCGGCAGGAGCGCCGCTCATCCAAGAACTACGGAACATGGGCATACCCGTCCAGGAGACGAACCCTAGCCGTGGCAACGACAAGATGGTACGATTGAACGCAGTGGCTGATCTGTTCGCATCCGGCATGGTGTGGGCGCCAGACACACGCTGGGCGCGTGAGGTGATCGAGGAAGTGGCGTCGTTCCCCAACGGCGAGAACGATGACTTCGTGGATACGACCTCCCAAGCCCTCATGCGGTTCAGACAAGGTGGGTTCATTCGACTTGACTCGGACGAACAAGACGAACCCAGGTTTTTCAGACGCCGTAGCGCAGCATATTATTAGAAAAGGGGAAAGCCATGGATCGTCGCAGCTTTTTGGGATTGCTGGTTGCCGGGGCGGCAACACCCCTGCTACCCGCGCTTGCAGACACAACACCACCGCTAGCCAACACACAAATCTGGACTGCTGAGACCTTGGCAGTCGAGATGGAGAAGCTGTTTGCTTGCCGCATCGGCCCGGCTCAGGGGTTCTTCGAGATGGTGAAGGGTACGGATCAAATTGTTGCGGGCGCGCCTGATGCCACCCCACGCAAGATGGGGGAGCCGCCGGTAGTGGCAGATGACCGCGTGTATTTTGCCTACAGCACCTACGGCTTTGCTGTTGAGGGAGGAGAATCGTGGGAGGCCGAGCACAGACTCGCCCAAGAGTTTTACGCACGGTTCTCGCAGGTAGAGCAAAAGAATCTGGTCTGGCGCAGGAAGCCCTTGTTCGAGACCCAGGAGGTGGCCGAGTATGGCGCAACTTGGGCTACTCGTGAGCAGATTGAGGACGGGTTTATTGACCTGGCTGACAAACCCCCAGGCGTCGAGCTGGACCCAAACTGGGGCAACTACCGCTACGTGACACGCAAGTACCCATTGCATAGAATGACGATGCGGCTGGCCTTTACGGATCAGCCAAGCGAAGAAGAGTTGACTTCGCTTACCCCGCGACCTGAAGGCGCGACCCTACCAAGGATTTAATAATCATGGCTACCAACATCGACAAGGCCTTATACCAAGCCCCCTCCAGTATGGAGGAGGACGCACTCGACGAGGAGCCGATCGAGATTGAGATCATTGACCCAGAGGCAGTCAACATCCACGCGGACGGGTTAGACATCTCCATCATGCCGGGCGAAGAGGACGAAGAGAGCTTCTCCGCCAACCTAGCCGAGACCTTATCTGAGGGTGCCGTGGCAACGCTGGCCGGGGATCTGGCTGGTGACATCGACCAGGACAAGCAGTCGCGCAAGGAGTGGGAGAAGTCGTACGTAGAAGGGCTGAAGCTGTTGGGCCTCCAGTACGAGGAGAGAACGGAGCCGTGGCAGGGCGCAAGCGGCGTGTTCCATCCGATGATCACGGAGGCGATTGTCAGGTTCCAGTCAGAATCCATCACGGAGACGTTCCCAGCACAAGGCCCGGTGCGCACCAAGATATTGGGCAAGGAGACGCCTGAGAAGAAGGCCGCATCCAAACGCGTTGAGGACGACTTGAACTACGAGTTGACGGACGTCATGAAGGAGTTCCGCCCCGAGCATGAGCGCATGCTGTGGTCGCTCCCCGCTACGGGCTCCGCGTTCAAGAAGGTGTACTACGATCCCAATTTGGGACGTCAGGTGAGTATGTTTATCCCGGCAGAGGACATCGTCCTGCCGTACGGCACGTCAGACCTGGACAACTGCTACCGGCTTACGCACGTCATGCGTAAGACCAAGAACGAGATCATCAAGCTCCAGCAAGCTGGGTTCTACCGCGACATCGAGCTGCCGGACCCCACGCACAGCCAGGACGACATCAAGAAAGCCAAGGACAAAGAGACGGGCTTTAGCGACATCGACGACGATCGGTACGTGCTGCTGGAATGCCATGTTGACTTGGTGCTGCCGGGGGACGAAGATGAGGACGATGACGGCGAAGAGACGGGAATCGCGCTGCCATACGTAGTAACCCTTATTAAAGGATCGAACGATGTCCTGGCCATCCGACGCAACTGGCGAGAAGAAGACCCCCTCAAGCTCAAGCGACAGCACTTCGTCCACTACCAATACATCCCAGGCTTCGGAGCCTACGGCTTTGGACTCTTCCACCTCATTGGCGGGTTTGCCAAGTCTGCAACCTCCATCATGCGCCAGCTGGTGGATGCGGGTACCCTATCGAACCTGCCCGGGGGACTCAAAACCCGTGGGCTTCGGATTAAAGGTGATGACACGCCGATTGCCCCGGGCGAGTGGCGGGACGTAGACATCAGTTCTGGGGCGCTGCGTGACAGCATTCTGCCCCTGCCGTACAAGGAGCCAAGCGCCACCCTGTACAACCTGCTGACCACGATCGTCGACGAAGGCCGACGTTTTGCCGCAACAGCCGACATGAAGGTGTCGGACATGTCCGCCCAGGCACCGGTGGGCACAACGCTGGCTCTTCTGGAGCGACAGCTAAAGGTCATGACGGCGGTCCAGGCTCGCCTGCACTACAGCTTCAAGCAAGAACTTAAGCTGCTGGTCAAGATCATCGAGGACTACACCGACCCCGACTACGACTACCAGCCGGAAGAAGGCCGTCGCACGGCCCGCAAGGAAGACTACTCCCAGGTCGACATCATTCCGGTGAGCGACCCCAACGCGGCGACCATGAGCCAGCGGGTTGTGCAGTACCAGGCGGTGATCCAGATGGCGCAGATGGCGCCGGACATTTACGACTTGCCGCAGCTGCACCGCCGCATGCTGGAGGTGTTGGGTGTGAAGCACGCTGAGAAGCTCGTGCCCCTGCCTGACGACCAGAAGCCCCGCGACCCGGTGGCAGAAAACATGGCTGTGCTCAAAGGCGAGCCGGTCAAGGCGTTCATGTACCAGGACCACGAGGCGCACATCAAGGTGCACATGGCCGCGATGCAAGACCCCCTGATCATGCAGTTGATCGGCCAAAACCCCCGTGCACCCCAGATGCAGGCAGCGATGCAAGCGCACATCTCCGAGCACGTCGGGTTTGGCTACCGCCAGAAGATCGAGCAGCAGCTTGGTATGCCCCTGCCCCCGGAAGACGAGAAGCTGCCGCCGGAGGTGGAGGTTGCACTGTCGGGCATGATGGCCCAGGCAGCACAGCAGGTATTGCAGCAGAACCAGGCGCAAGCTCAACAGCAGCAAGCTCAGCAGCAGGCCCAGGACCCGGTGCTCCAGATGCAGAAACAAGAGCTGGCTATCCGCCAACAGGAGGCCCAGACCAAGGCGCAGAAGGTGGCCCAGGACGGTCAGATTGCCCAGGCAAAGCTGGCACAGGACGCTCAACTCGCACAGAAGAAGATGCAGATCGACGCCGCCGACTCGCTGGCAAAGCTACAAACCGAGAAGCAACGCACCGCTGCGCAACTGTTGCAGCGCCAAAACATCGACGCACGTCGCTTAAATGTGGACTCCATGAAGGCTGTCATGGATGCCCAGTTTAGAAACCAACCAAAGGAGAAGCCCACTAAATGATCCAAGACTTCGCACGCGTATTGCGCGAACAAATACGCAGCGACCTGAACAACTACGCGGACGACTTGGCGGGTGGTTCATGTCAATCTTTTGAGCAGTATCAAAAACTCTGCGGCGTCATCCAGGGTCTGGCGATGGCAGAGCGTTACATCATTGACCTTGCAGAGAAAGTCGAAAAAGCCGATGAGTGAAATCCTCCTCCCCCCAGGTATTCAGTTACCCAACAACATCCAACCCATCGACAAACCAGAAGATGACGCGGATGCTGACACCAAGGCATCCGCCTTGCCTATCCCAGCTGGCCACAAGCTGCTGTGTATCGTGCCCGAGGTCGATGAAAAGATCGCCGGTACGAGTCTCGACCTGGTTCGAGACGCAACCACCATGCGTCAAGAAGAGACTGCCACTACGGTGCTGTTTGTTCTGCGTCTGGGGGCGTCTGCCTACAAAGACCCGGAGCGGTTCCCTACCGGTGCGTGGTGTAAGGAGGGAGACTTTGTTCTTGTCCGTACCTATACCGGTACGCGTTTCAAGATCTTTGGCAAAGAATTCCGCGTGATCAACGACGATCAAGTGGAGTGTGTTGTGCAAGATCCTCGTGGTATTACCCGCGCTTAAAGGAGTGTTAGATGCCTGACGCATACAGATTTCCAGACGAACTGGAGAATGAAACCCCCGCCCCGGCGGATGACGTCGAGATCACCGTCGCCGGAGATGACGTTGAGATCGAGATCGTAGATGACACTCCTGAGAAGGATCGTGGCCGTCGCCCCCTGGACCGTGAAGTTGCGGACCCCACGGACGACGAGATTGAGTCATACACCCAGGGTGCGCAGAAACGCATCAAGGAACTGACCCACGCTCGCCACGACGAGCGCCGAGCCAAGGAAGCCCTGGCTCGTGAGAAAGAGGAGCTTGAGCGTCTTGCTCAGCACATGGTGGAGGAGAACAGACGCCTCAAGGCGTACGTGGACTCTGGCACCCAGCAGTACATGACCATGGCCAACCAGGCGGCGGAAGCCAAGCTGGAGAAGGCCCGGCGTGAGCTGAAGGCTGCCCAGGAATCTTTTGACGCTGACGCCATCGTTGCCGCCCAGGAAGCCCTGGCTGAGGCGACATGGGAAGTCAAGAGCGCAAAAAATTTCAAGGCACCCCCTTTACAGCGTGAAGAAGCTGTAGTACAAACTAGTCAATCGCAACCCCAACGGGTTCAAGCCGACGAAAAGACCTTGCGCTGGCAAGCAAAAAACCAGTGGTTCGGCGCCCAGGGATTCGAGGAAATTACCAGCTACGCACTAGGGCTGCACCAAAAGCTAGTCAACAACGGGGTAGACCCCCGCTCTGATGAGTATTTCGAGCAGATTGACGCTCGCGTGAAGTCGACGTTCCCCGAGGTTTTCGGTGGTAAAAGAGACGAGCCGTCCCGTACGGTTGAGACTCCGGCAAGGAAACCTGCCGCCGTGGTCGCACCTGCGACTCGCACAACTGGAGCGAAGAAAGTACAGCTGACACCGTCGCAAGCGGCGTTGATCAAGAAGTACAACCTGGACCCCAAGAAGTATGTGGCAGAAGTTTTGAAACTGGAGAATCAATAATGGCTGAAAATCGTACCCCTCGTGACCTTGAGTCGCGCTCAAAGACCGCTCGGGCTGTATACGTACCGCCCACAAACTTGCCCGATCCGACCCCCGAACCTGGGTACTTGTATCGCTGGGTAGCGACACATATCCTGGGCCAGGCTGAACCTACCAACGTGAGTCGCAAGATGCGCGAAGGGTGGGAACCGGTGAAGGCAGTTGATCATCCTGAACTTATGCTGCTTGGTAATGAAAAGACCGGAAACGTGGAAATTGGAGGCCTCATGCTCTGCAAGATGCCGATTGAACAAGCCCGTGCCCGCGATGAGTACTACTCCAAGCAAGCGTCGGATCAGATGAACTCAGTGGACAACCACTTCATGCGAAACAATGACCCGCGCATGCCTCTGTTCTCGGACCGCAAGTCCTCGTCCAGTCGCGGAAACGGGTTTGGTTCTGGTTCTAAATAACAGGAGTTTTTAACATGGCTTATCCCTCAGTAGCCGCTCCGTACGGCTTCAAGCCAATTAACCGTCTGGACGGTATGCCCTATGCTGGCGCAACTCGGAAACTTCCGATCGCCAACACTGCTGGCGCCATCTACTTCGGTGACTTGGTTTCGATTACGGCTGGCGGTACCGTCGCGCAGTTTGCAGGCACCACCACGGGTTCTCCCGCTGGTGTGTTCATGGGCTGTTCGTACACCAACCCCACGACCAAGCAGCCTACGTTTGCTCAGTACTGGCCCGCAAACACGGCTATTACCGACGCGCAGGCCATCATCGTTGATGATCCTTACGCAGCCTTCCAGGTTGTCGTTACCAACTCTGGTAGCGCGGTCAACTACGCTTACGCCGACTCCGTCGGTTCCAACATGTCCATCATCATCGGAACTGGCAACGCCAACACCGGTGACTCCGGCATGTCCGTTTTGGCTGGTAGCCAAGACACCACAAGCACCCTGCCCATCCGTGTGATTGACGTCGTTCCGGCCTCGTCTTACACGACCGGCGGTAACGTTGTGTACCCCGAGATTATCGTCAAGATCAATCTCCACCAGTACAACAACACCACTGGCGTCTGATAAGGAGTAAACCATGGCAATTTCACGCGCACAACTGCTCAAGGAACTGCTCCCAGGCCTGAACGCTCTGTTCGGCATGGAGTACGCCCGTTACGGCGAAGAGCACAAAGAGATCTACGAAACCGAGAAGTCGGAGCGTAGCTTTGAAGAAGAAACCAAGCTGGCTGGCTTCAGTGCAGCGCCGGTTAAGAACGAAGGTTCTGCCATTGCTTATGACAATGCGCAGGAAGCGTTCACCGCACGCTACACCCACGAGACCATCGCCTTAGGCTTCTCGATCACCGAAGAGGCGATCGAAGACAACCTGTACGACAGCCTGTCTGCTCGTTACACCAAGGCCCTGGCCCGCGCCATGTCCTACACCAAGCAGGTGAAAGCCGCCTCCGTTATCAATAACGGTTTCAGCGGTTCTTATCTGGGCGGTGACGGCGTGTCGCTGTTCGGTGTCAACTCTGGCGGCACTCGCGTGGGTCACCCCCTGGTTAACGGTGGTGTGAACTACAACAGCCCGACCGTGGCCGTTGACCTGAACGAGACCTCCTTGGAAAACGCTGTGATCCAGATCGCTGCGTGGACCGATGAACGTGGTCTGCTGATCGCTGCCAAGCCGCGCAAGATGGTTGTTCCTCCGGCACTGATGTTCGTTGCCAAGCGTCTGCTTGACACCGAGCTGCGTGTTGGTACGAACGACAACGACATCAACGCGCTGAAGCAGATGGGTGCTGTGCCGGAAGGTTACACTGTCAACCACTTCTTGACCGATAGCAACGCTTGGTTCCTGTTGACCGACGTGCCCAACGGCATGAAGCACTTCGAGCGTATGCCTCTGGCTAACTCGATGGATGGAGACTTCGACACGGGGAACGTGCGTTACAAAGCACGTGAGCGTTACAGCTTTGGCTGGAGCGATCCCCTGGGCATCTGGGGCTCCGCTGGAGCTTGATACTTCGGTATCTAAAAAAGGGCCCTACGGGGCCCTTTTTGTTTGTCTGTTTGGTGTGTGGTATATTACCTGTAACTAAGTCACAGGAGAAACAGATGGACCACACAAAGCTACCAAAAACCCGGGCCGAGGCCAAAGCCGCAGGCGCCACACACTATTTCACCGGGGAGCCTTGCAAGCATGGCCACATCGCCCCACGCAAAACCAAAGGCGCTTGCGTTGAGTGTTTACAGGTGGAATGGGTTAAGAGCAACGAAGTGCGAGCAGCGTACTTCCGCGCATATAACAATCGCCCGGACGTCAAGGAACAAAAAAACGCATGGTATCTAGCCAACCGCGACAAAGTTATTCAGGCAGCGGCTACGCGCCCGTTAAAGGTTTTGCGCGAGTATCAAAAGGCGTGGAAAGACCGAAACACGACATGGGTGCGGGCAGACACCAAAGCACGGCGTCGTAAACATCGTGACGCTACACCGCCTTGGCTCAGCCGTCGTCAGAAGTCGGAAATTCGCCAGATGTACCAGATTGCCATCACCATGACGCAGACAACTGGCGAACAGTACGTGGTAGATCACATCTACCCGTTGCGGTCGGAAGCAGTGTGCGGGCTGCATGTGCCGTGGAACTTGCGTGTCATCACCCAGGCTGAAAACCTGCGGAAATCCAATGCGCTACCAAGTGACGACGAAGCGCTTGCGTTCACCCACAAGGGGTGATATATTGCGATCAAGCCCGGGGTTCCCGGTGCATCAAACTGACCCGGCAGACGACGTACCGATTGATGCGCTGATCTTGTACGTAAGGACAATTGAAATGGCTCTCTCTACCACCCAAAGCATTTGGCGTTCGGGCGGCGGCGACCAGACCCGTACCGCATATTGCGGTTCCGGCGTCATGGCTGCCTCTTTCTACATTGCTGACGCCTCCCCCGCTGTTGCTGGCACTAACGTGACTGTCTCTAACGGCGGCGCTGCTCTCATTCTCCCCGCTGGCGCAGTTGTTTTGTCTGTCTCCATCAACGATGGCGGCACGGGCACGTTTGATCTGGGCACCACCGGCTACAACTCTGGCACCGCTTCCGGCGCTTCGATTGCTTCTGGTCTGGCCGCTACGGTTGGCACCACCAGCGTTGGTTCTGTTGTGACCGGCACCCCCTTGACCGAGATGTCCTACGTTACTGTGACGGACAATACCTCTGGCGCAGGCACTGTCGGCGGCTACATCACGTATTTCGTTGTTGATCCCCTGCTCGGCCAGCAAAACGTCTGATAGGAGCATCTCATGACGATGCAAACCGATGTCAGTAGTGCGACGGCCACAGGCACGGGTACTATGGTCAGCCAAGGTACCCGTATTAAGGGTATTCTGCTGACGACCACAGGTAGTGCGGGCTCCGTTGTCTTTCGGGACGGCGGCGCATCGGGCGCAACCAAGATGACCCTCAATACCCCCGGCGTGGCAGAGATGTTCAACGCTTTGCTCCCGGCGGAGGGTGTGGTCTTTCGTACCGACGTTCATGTAACTATCACGGACGTGGCTTCCGTCACGATCTTTCATGGCTAAATCCCCAGCATGGCAACGCAAGGAAGGCAAGAATCCCAACGGCGGCTTGAACGCCAAGGGGCGAGCCTCTGCCAAAAAGCAAGGCATGAACTTGAAACCTCCCCAGCCGGAAGGCGGCTCACGCCGCGACTCTTTCTGCGCAAGGATGAGTGGGATGAAGAAGAAGCTGACCTCCGCCAAGACAGCAAAAGATCCGAACAGCCGTATCAACAAGAGCCTTCGGGCCTGGAATTGTTGAAATGGAGATGATGCTGTGGAACGTCTTGCTGACTACATTCATCGGGTTACTAAGTTGGAATCTGAGAGAGAAGTCAGCCGAGCTAGGCCGAATCACGATCCTGTTGAACAGGACGCGGGAGGAGATCGCGCGGGACAACGTGACACAGGCGGAGATCGACAAGATTGTGGCGCACATCGACAGCCGGTTCGACAAGTTGAACGACAAGATTGACATGTTCATCCGGGAGTCAAGAAGTGCCCTCAACTAGTCGTAAACAGCACAACTTCATGGAAGCCGTGGCGCACAACCCGGCTTTTGCGAAGAAGGTAGGTGTCCCACAGTCCGTGGGCAAAGAGTTTTCCAACGCGGACAAGGGCCGCAAATTTTCTAAAGGTGGCGATATGAAAAAGATGTCTTCCGGTGGTATCACCAAGGCCAAGATGGGCGCAGTCAAGACCGCAGCCCCCAGCAAAGACGGTGTTGCAACCAAGGGTAAAACCAAGGGCAAACAGATTGTCATGAGTGGCAGCAAGCCGTTGGGTATGAACAAGGGCGGCTACGCAAAAGGCAAGTGCTGAAATGATGGCCTCCCGTGGGATGGGGACCATCGCTCCCTCCAAGATGCCCAAGGGCGTGCGTAAAGCACGTCGGGACGATACCGACTTCACGCAGTATGCGGAGGGCGGCAAAGTCAATGCTGCGGGCAACTACACGAAGCCAGGCTTGCGCAAGCGTATCGTGTCGCAGGTAAAAGCTGCGGCAACCCACGGTACCAAGGCAGGTCAATGGTCTGCGCGTAAGGCACAGCTGGTGGCCAAGAAGTACAAGGAAGCTGGCGGCGGGTACAAGGACTGAGATGAAAGCACCGCAGAAATCCCTAAAGGACTGGGGCGACCAGAAGTGGCGTACCAAGTCTGGCAAACCGTCTTCCAAGACGGGGGAGCGGTACCTGCCTGAGAAGGCCATCAAAGCCCTGAGCCCTGCGGAGTACGCAGCCACTACTAAAGCGAAACGTGCAGGCAAGGCGGCGGGCAAACAGTTTGTCGCGCAGCCAAAAGCAATTGCCAAGAAAACAGCGGGGTTCCGGTAATGGCCACAAAGAACTGGATCGCAGGCGCGATCAAAAAGCCCGGGGCCTTGCGCTCCGCGCTAGGTGCCAAGAAGGGTGAGCCAATTCCTGCCAAGAAACTGGCGGCAGCTGCCAAGAAGCCCGGCAAAATGGGCCAACGCGCTCGTTTGGCGCAGACACTGAAGAAAATGAAGTGATATGGCAACAACGTCCGGCGTAGCAGGATTCAACCTCGACCTGTCTGAGATCGTCGAGGAGGCGTTTGAGCGTGCGGGCTCGGAAATGCGCACGGGCTACGACCTGCGCACCGCACGTCGGTCGTTAAACCTTTTGTTTGCAGATTGGGCCAACCGTGGCGTCAATATGTGGACGTTCGAGCAAAACACCATTAACTTGGTGACCGGACAACCCACGTACGCACTGCCAGACGACACGGTGGACATCCTGGACCATGTGATTCGTACCCAGGCAAACCAGCCCAGCAATCAGTCGGACCTCACCATTACGCGTATTAGTGTTTCTACCTACGCGACGATCCCCAACAAGCTAACAACCGGGCGCCCCATCCAGGTCTGGATTCAGCGTTTGACGGCCAACACAGCCCCAACTGCGGCCACAACGACTGGCGGTACGACAGCAGCAAACGCTACGACAATCCAGGTCTCGACCCTGGCCGGGCTGCCCACCGCAGGTTTCTTGACGATCGGCACCGAGCTGATCAGCTACAACGAGACCAGCAACCCCCAGGACGGCGCCCCGTTCTACTTGTACAACTGCTGCCGGGGCCAAGACGGCACCACGGCGGCTTCAATTCCTTCTGGTACGGCCATCAAGCTGACCCAGAAGCAGTCAATTACGGTCTGGCCAACACCGGACCCCGGGACCCAGTATCAGTTCGTCTACTGGCGTATGCGCCGTATTCAGGATGCTGGCAGTGGCGTGAATATCGCTGACGTCCCGTTCCGGTTTATCCCCTGTCTGGCCGCTGGCCTGGCCTACTACATCGCGCTCAAGGTGCCGGGTGGCATGGAACGCCTGGCGATCCTGAAAGCCCAGTATGACGAGGCGTGGACTACCGCCGCTGACGAGGATCAAGAACGGGCAGCTATCCGGCTTGTGCCGCGCCAGATGTTCATAGGGGGCGGTACGTAATGGGCAACCGGTTTTCGTCCGGCAAAAACTCGATTGCGCAGTGTGACCGGTGTAACTTCCGGTTTAAGCTGCACGAGTTAAAGACGGAGATCATCAAGACCAAGCCGTACCAGCTGAAAGTGTGTCGGCAGTGTTGGGACCCGGACCATCCGCAGTTGCAGCTGGGTATGTACCCGGTTGATGACCCGCAGGGTGTACGCGATCCTCGTCCTGACATCACGTATTTGCTGGGCGGCAACACGGGCTTGCAGATCACTGAGACAGTGGGCACGGGCCCGGATGAGAACGGCACGCCTTCTGGGGGTAGCCGCATCATCCAGTGGGGGTGGAATCCGGTTGGCGGATCAACGCTTTTTACGTCGGTTGAAACACCAAATAACTTGGTGTCCCGCGTAGAACTTGGTACAGTATCAGTAGTAACGACGTAAGGAGTCGATCATGGACAAGAAAGACCTGGCGCAAGACAAGAAAATGGTGGCATCCGCTGTGCACAAGCACGAGGCCAAGATGCACCCGGGCAAGGCCCCGACCAAACTGGCCAAAGGCGGCGTGACCTCCAAGGCCATGATGACCATGGGCCGTAATATGGCTCGCGCTGCTAACCAACGCAGCTCTGGTCGCGGAGGCTGAGATGGCAAAGATCAACAACAAGCCCGCGTCAGCATACGCCAAGCCGCACACGATGAGCGGCAAGGAAGTTACGGTCTCTGCCAACCCTGGCGGCGTGCCGAACAAGAAGTACATGAAGGATGCCAACGTGTCTGTGGCCAATAGCCACAGCAACGACTACAAGGGCACCAAGACCGACGGCATCAAAATCCGTGGGACTGGCTGCGCTACTAAAGGCGTGATGGCTCGCGGGCCGATGGCTTGAGATGAACTACAGCGAACTTGTTTCTGCTATTCAGTCGTACACCGAGAACGCGTTCCCGGATACGTACCTCTCGAACGGGACGGTGATTGGGCCAAACGCTCAGATCAACCGTTTCATCGAGCAGGCAGAGCAACGCATTTACAACACAGTTCAGTTCCCGTCGTTGCGTAAAAACATGACGGGCACCCTGACATCGACCATACCTTATCTGTCTGCGCCTGACGACTATCTCTCTACGTACTCACTGGCGGTTATCGTCAACGGGTCGTACGAGTACCTTCTCAACAAAGACGTTAACTTCATCCGGCAGGCATACCCCAATCCGACCACGGACACGGGCGTGCCCAAGTACTATGCGCTATTTGGTCCTACTGTATCTGGCAGCACTATTACCAATGAGCTGTCTTTTATTGTCGGTCCTACACCCGACAGCAACTACCCAGTTGAACTGCACTTTTACTACTACCCCAAATCTATTGTGCAGTCCTCTATTAACGCGCTAGGCGTTATTGTTGGCGGCTCTGGGTATACGAACGGCAAGTACTACGGCGTCCCGCTCACGGGCGGCACTGGCCAAGGGGCTGTGGCTGACATTGTCGTTACTGGCGGTGCAGTAGACGAGATATTCATTAAGAACTCCGGTTGTCTGTACACGGTCGCCGACAGCCTATCTGCCGACGCTACTTACCTTGGCGGCACGGCTACGGTTGACTTCAGTGTCCCGATCACCCAGGTCAACAACGCCCAGGGAACCTCTTGGCTTG